TGGACAAACAGTCAGCTGCAAAGTATGGCAAAGACATTTTCCTCTATGAAGGGAAATGAGCCGCTGTACGATTTTTACAAGAAGACCTTAACGGATAATGGGTGGCTCGATGCAGATACTGCGAACGACCAGAGTGCAAGCCAGAGCGGCGGCGTAGATATGGCGGCAATGCTGGCAAAGAACTATGCGAAAAAAGGTTATAGCGCGTGGGCTATCATGAACAATATGAGCCAGAACGGGTACAGTGATAACGAAATCGCAAGAGCGCTTGAGAAAGCGGGAGTGAAGGGCTGATGGCGTGGACAGCAGAAAAAGTTAAGGCGATGAGAGAAAGCAACCCGTCGAAGGCGGCAGAAAGCTCTGGGTGGACGGCGGAAAAGGTGAGAGCTATCCGCACCAAGACACCGAATCCGTCCACTGCGTCGAGCACAGTACCGCCCAAAAGCAACATCTATGCAGATGCCTTGCAGCAGTACACCGAGCGGCACGCCAGCGACATGGGGGAGGTGGATGCGAGGAACGATACCAGTCTTGCCGGAAGAGCACTCGCCCGGCAGGACCTCTCAGCCACTGGCGTGTCGGGCAAGTTTCCGCTGGACGCTGGAAGTTCTACGGGGCGTAAAATGGCGGGCGGTGCTACAGAGGACAGCGGCAGCGGCCCTGCGCGGCAGATGCCGGAAGCGGCAGCCCGGGCGCTGGACATGGGGCAGAAGTGGGGCGTACCTGCGAAGAGCGGGAACGTGCTGGAGAACGTGGGCAGCGGGGCCATGGCCTACGGCACCGGCCGAGCGCAGGAGCTGAAAGCCAGCTTTGCCAAGGACAGCGTACCGGACGAGTTCGACCGGATCAACCAGTGGATGGACACCGGGGACAACAAGAATCTGGCCGACGCGGTGCGGCGGGTGGACAACACCCACGGCGCGTACACGGACGCCGACCTGATCAAGAAGGGCGGCTGGACACAGGCGCAGATCGACGAGGCCCGGAAGATGAACGCTGCGCTGGACGCCATCCCAGCATGGCAGCGGTATGCGCGCCGGGCGGCGAACACCATCGGCGGCATCACGGACACGGTGGCCGCTGCCCCGGTGCTGGGCGCGGAGTACGGCGTACAGGCGGGAAAGAACATTGACGCCACCCTGAAGAACTGGAAACAGGTGGAGCAGGAGGTAAAGGGCGACGAACACGCCCAGAGCCTTTTCGACCTTTTGACCGACGTGGACATGGATTATAACCCCACCTGGCCGGAGAGCCGGAACCGGGAGCTCATCTCGATGGGGTACAACTCCAAGGAGATCCGGGAGATGCGCCAGAAGCTGGCGGGGTTGGAAGTGAGCGACGGCATCGACAAGAACCAGAGCGTGGGCTACCAGCTCTACGACCGCGGGCAGCGGCTGACGGCTGCGGCCCAGAGCGGCCTGAGCCCGACCCAGCGGGCCGTGGCGGGGGCCGTGACCAGCGCAGCGGAGAACCTGGCCGTGGCGGGTGTGAACCCGGCGGCAGTGCTGCCCGTCCTGAGCGCACAGGGAGCGGCAGAGGCCATGGGCCAGAGCGCAGAGAAGGGCGAGAGCGCCGGTAAGGCATTGGGCGGCGGCCTCGCCAAGTTCGGCGCGGGATGGGCCATCAACTCGGTGGGCGCAGCCGACCTTGCAAAGACCATGGGCTCGGACTACGCGAAGGACACGCTGGCGGGGCAGATCGCGGACTGGGTGCGGGGGCTGGCGGGCAGCTCGGAGCTGGCGCAGCGCTACCCGGCGGTGGCTGCGGCCATCTCGGGCGGCATCGACAACTCGATGCAGGCCTTTGCGGAGACCTATGCGGACATGGCCATCGACGCTGCGCTGGGGGACAGCGAGGCGGCGAAGAACCTGTTTACCAAAGACACCTTCCTCACCGCGCTGGAAAGCGGACTTTCCGGCGGTGCGTCCGGTGCGTTGGGCGGCGCTGTCGGCACGGGGCTGGCAAAGCTGAACGGAGGAGACGCAAGCCTGCTGGGGCAGACAGAGCATTATGACCAGATGGACCGGATGGAGCGGGCTGCTGCCCAGCAGAAGGAGTGGGAGGCCCGGGCAGCGGAGCCCTCTCAGTCGGCTTCGCCTTCGGCCACTGAAAACATCAGCGGGCAGGAAGAAAACCTCTCACCGTTCCCGTCGGCTGACGCCGTGCGAGAACGGAGCTTCCCTGAAAGTATGCAGCGGGCGGAAACAACTGCCGCAAAATCGGAAAACCCGGCGGTGCGGCAGTTTGCCGAAGTGGCGGCGAACGACAGCCTGACGGGCAAGACCATCGGGCTGTTTACGCCGAACGCCGAGAACCGGGAAAACCGTGCGGCTTTTGAGCAGGCTTACGGCGTGACGCTGCCCGACACTGCGGCCGCGACCCG